CCTGATCTTATTAATTTTAAAGAATCTGTAGAAAAATCATTATCCTTTATAAGATCAGAAAAAAATGCTAACGATATATTAGCTAAAAGAATGGTAGACGGATTGTCTCAAAAATTAAAAACTCTTGTAAAAAATAAACCCTACATGGATAGGATAGAGAAAGGTTTAAATTTAAGACAGGCGTTAAGCTTAGATGAATTAGCTCAACCTGAACATGCGAGACAAAAAATTCGTGAAATAAATACTGAAACTGCACGATACTTATCTAGAGCAGCCAAACCACATAATGAACTATATGATAAGTTAAAATATTCTTCTGATTGGAATGTAGAACTACCTGCTGGAAACGTAGGTGCTGAACTTATAGATTTGTCCAGTGAATTTTTTCCTATGATTAATTGGGAATCTCAAGCAGGAATTAGACCCCCTTCTGCAAAAATAGTTGAATTAGTTGTAGAAGCTAGGAGAGAAAGCATATATAAATTATTAGGAGGTAGTGCAGAAAGATTAACGGATGGTAGACCTAAAACTTTTAAAACCCCAGAGAATTTAGATGATTTAATGGAAACATTGCTGGATTCAGAGTTTGCTGGAAAAAGAATAAAAATAATGAAATCAGGAAGTAAGCAAGAAAAAATCGTGCTTACAAGAAATAAATGGAATGGATTTCAAAAAAATATAGATGATATAAGGAATAAAGAACCAGCAGATGCAGAAGGTAATCCCCTTACAGGACGAGCTTTGGCAGCTTTTAATAAGTCAAAACTATTTGCAGAATCTGCAGCTACAGCTAATTTTATAGAAGATATTTTGTATGTACCTTCTAGTGAAATTCCTATGGATATTCCTTTGAATATTTTAGATCAAGTAAGATCCAATATAGGAAAAGAAGCTCATGCAAATATTAATAATAGAAAAGGAGTACGGCTTTTAAAAATACAAGAAGTTTTAGATACTGTAGGGGATAGTGAATTTAAACAATTGGATTTGTTTGAATCTGCTGAGTTATCACCTAAACAAACTGAACTGCTAACAACTTGGAGAGAAGCTAGACAAGCTTATCGAGAGTACAAACAACTGATAGGACAGCCTTTTGAAACAGAGGCTACTACACTAGGCCCACAACGATCCAAGTATACATACAAAATGAAAGAGATAGAGGATGCTTCTGGAAATGTAGATATGGAAAAAGCATCTCTATTTAACTCTTGGGAAAAAGTTTTTATAGCTTCTGATGATCCAGCAAGAACTGCAGATGAATTTGCAAAAGCTTTTACAGATCCACAATTAGGAAGAGTTCCAGATCATGTGCTGTCTCTATTGCTAGACAGTGCAGGAATGTATCTTAATAAAGGCAAAAAACTTCCTGCTGGATGGTGGGAGTCATATAGAAAATTATTTGAAGAATCCAGCATAGATGTAGAAAAGTACGGTGAAAATGTAAATAATTGGGAAAGTTTTAGACAAGAATTTCAAGTAGCTGAAAAAGAAGGAATCTATGGGCTAGATCAAATTAATACAGATAAAATAACTAAACAAAATAATGAATTTTTACAAGAAATAGATACCATTAGTAATTCTGCTAAAGAGGAACTTAACAAACTTTCAAAAGTAGTAGAAAACGCTGAAGATAAAGAAATCTTAAAAGGGTTAGAAAAATTATTAAAACCTGAAACTTCAGAAACAGGAATCCTTTACAACTCAGCAATAGAAATTTTATTCTCAAGAGATCCTAAATTTCATGTTTCAAGAAAAATGGATGCTGGTATAGATCATATTACTAGAGAAGTTGAAAATTTAGAAATCATGGGCAAGGACTGGACTGCTGCACTTGGAGAAGGACAACTGAATATTGTAAATACTATTCTAGGTAGACATGCAAAAGCACAAGCAGAGGGAAGCCGATATGTACCTCCTATAGAAGACGTATTTAGAATACTAGATAATGCAGTTGAAAACGGGGCTGTTACTGCCAGACAAAAGGATAAAACTGTAGATGTTCTAAGAAGCTTTTTTTCTAGATATGTAGCAGATTCAATCAAGAATAGAACAGAATTTAAAAGTTGGGTGAAGGACGGAACACCTGCAGAAACAATAGATCTTTCAGAAGTTCACGATCTTTTACAGAACCACCAATCAACATTAAGATACTTATATGATGATGATGAGGCAAAATTAGTCAACCAAGCTCTTGCGATGGCCTTTGACATAGGAGGAGTGTGGAGAGAATTAGACAGAAATACAGGTATTCCAAGTAGTCTAAAAATGGAAAGTGCATTAGCTAGAATGTTTGCCGTATCTAGAGGTGTAGTAAGCTGGAGATGGGTGCTAGGGGAGCAATCTATTAGGCAATACAGGATGCAATCCCTAAAACAATTACAATATTTTTTAGAAAATCCAGACTCTATGAGAGTAGTGTTAAATGTGATGGAAAAAGACCCTGCTTTAATAACAGGCAAAGATGTAACAGCTTGGAAAAATGCATTTGTACATTTACTACCAGGAACATTAGCTAAGAATTTAACTTTAGAATCACTTAAACAAGAAACTGCAAGATACCAAAAAGAATTAAATGATTTTAAACAAGCTAATCAACTTCCTACAGACTATAAACCTTCTATTGGTTTTGGTGAAGCAGGAATTAACAGTACGGTAGGAAATATATTTAAACTCAGAGCAGATGCAGAAAGAACGGAATCTGTTAGAAGAGGAGTTCCACCAGCTACAGACCCAACTGTAATGGAAAGAAGGGCAGAAGAAAGACTTGATTTAAAACAAGGTGGACGTTTAGTAGATCAAATGCAAAGATTAATGAATTAAAATGAATAAATCCACCGAACAAGAGATAGGAGTCTCTTTAGCAGCCTTACAAACTAAAGTAGATGCAATGTCCGATAGACTAGATAAGGTGGAAAAGCACCAATTACAACTAATGGAACTAGCCTCTTTTGGAAAGGGAAGTTTAAAAACGCTTACAATGCTAGGTATCGCTCTTGGGGGGATAGCTGGTATCGCTCTCGCTATAAAGGGATGGTTAACATAACTATAGAAAAGGAAAGAAAGGAAAATGGCAGAGCAAATAGTAACCTACTGGCCTCAAATACTCGGCATATTGATGGTAGTGGTTATGTTTGTAAAATTGAAAAGTGGAGTAGCCGAACTTAGAAAAGATGTAGACGATATCTACAAAAGGGACACATATACACAAGTTGTAAAACTGAGAGCAGATCTAGATGCGTTAAAATCTAGTACAGATGAAAAAACTAAATCTCTTTTTGAACTGTGGAACGCCAGATTGCATAAAGATTGATATGAATTTAGAGTTGATTTTTGCACGAATATACTATAGATTACCAGATAGCCCCAATATACTACAAGAGTTTATCTGGCAGGATTTTGATAAACCACCGTTATACCCTAGGTTTAAAAGATTAATAAAATACTGGAATGAAAATATCGAGGGGCCGATAGACAGTATCGACTTTTGTAGTTCTCACTTAGGCAGTCAAGATTATATTTTTGCAGACTGCGATTTTACTATACATTAGGAGGTATAAATATGAGTGAACCTGTAACTGAAACACTAGCATGGTGGGAAGTTGCTTGGAACAATAGAGACATTATCGTAGGAGCAGTTCTTGGCTTAGTAGCCTCTGCATCCATGATGATAAACGGAACTAGAACACCAAATCCTAGCACCTTTCTTGGTAAGATTTATAAAATGATCGAATGGGCATCTCTAACATTTGGCAAGGCTAAACAGACAGGCAAAGACTAGTGGTGGGTGGTATATTCAGCCTACTAGGGGGTTTAATGAAACTATTGCCCCTAGCTTTTTCCTTCATAGCAGGTAGCAAGATAGCAAAAGGAGCACAGGCAAAAGATGAAATTAAAAAATCTAAAACTAGGAATAAGATCGAGCGTAATATCTCTCGCACTCCTATGTCTGATCTCCGTAAGCGGTTGCTCTCTAATTGGAGGAGGGGCTGAAGGAAATGATTGTTCTTGGGTAAGTCCCATATTTATAAGTCCAGATGATACTATGACTGACAGGACTGTAGAACAGATTCTAGCCCATAATGAAACTTGGAAAGAAGTTTGTAACTAAAATAACTATATACTATAGAATAGTGCTGGTAGAAATACTGGCACTATTTTTTTGCCCACTTTTTGCCCTTTGTATAATGTGCAGGATAAGCTTTTGTAAAATCAACCGTTATTTCTTCTTCACTTTTTATGTTATTTAAAGTTATAATTTGCATAAAATTACAGTCTAAAGGAAACATAATAGAATTAGGAGTACTGGAATGATTTACAAAGTTTTGTAACCAGTGAATATTAAAACCCGTTTCGGGAACAAAAACATAGCCCTTATTCATATCAAAACAATTAATACTGTGTAGATACATAAGCTGTTCTACATTAAAAGATTCTACAGGGTACTTTATAGTTTGTGTATTTTTATATTCTTCTGGTATGCTAGTTACTACAGTTCCTCTGGGAATATCACTCAGAGCTATTATCCCTACGCCATGTATCTTACTAACACCTACTTTGCACCACAAGTCTATCAACGTACACTCTGTCCTATTGCACATATGAGTACAGTCAAGAGTGCAACTATTAAAATTAACATAAAGGGGTTATGCCAAGGTAAGAAAACGCCTTGTAAAGTATCCTCTACAAACTTTTTAAAATATTTGTGAATCCTCAATCATCTGCTCCGCTAAATTATTAACTCTTCTTATAAAATTATGCAGCACAACCGTGTTAGGATACTCTGGTATTTTTTTATCAAATACCTCTCTGAATACTTGAGGACTGATTGTAGACTTCTCTACTACAACCTGCCCAGAACTATTCAGGATAAATTTTAGTTCTAGCAGAGTTGCTTCGTTTTGCTTGTTTTTCACTCTCAGCCTCGTCCCATCCTTCGAGCCACCACCAGTATCTATCACTGTAAGGTTCAAAAGGACTACTTGTAGAATTAACCGAATGGGAATGTCTACCCATCCTTCGTGATTCTAACTTTACTTTAATTTTATAAAGGTCATCACTCACGTTCCTGCAGTATCCCCTATGTCTACTATTTCACAAGCCTCTGCTGTACAAGCAAATTCTTGACTAGAGGTAGTTCTATCCTCACTTTCAAATTCTGATAATTTACTCCAATCTATATTCTCAGGCATTTTAGCCATAGCTGCATTATATTCACTCTGCTCTAGATCCTGATAAGGGGCTTGTCTGTACACATGGTCTGTAAAGGGCAGGAAACTAACCCCACACATTTCATCAAAGTTATCCCATACATAAGAACCTACCTGCATCCACTCATCTTCTTTAACAGAAATAGTTATAGAAGGTTTATGCTCACACCAGCTACTTTGGTAAACTCTCCACAAATCTAAATGCTCAGTTGCAGTTAGATCATTTCTTGTAACAGCACCTTCTGGAGATTTAATAGGAAATGAAAATATAGTTATATCTTTAGGCTGCATAACACAATCTTCATGTGTAACTTTTTGCTCTATAAGAAACTGAGTCAACGGGTCTTTTTTGTCTGCCCTAACCGTCCTAGTATAGTAAGGGGAGTGCCTAGTGTGTATGCCACTTGCACTATCGACCAACTGACTAACAGTACCACTAGGCTTGACACAAGTAATAGCAGTAGAAGTGTTAATACTAAAATTATTTGCCCATACCTTATTGGTCTGTACAGCACATACTCTAAGATCATTTAGTAAACTCTCCAATCTAGACTTAGAGGTCAGTCCACAAGTTAATTCATTATCCATTATCCCTGTTAAACTGACTCCTAAAAGCCTTTCTTCTTCTGTATTGTTAGTCCATATTTTACTTATATTTTTTATATTTGTAAAAGTACTTTGTATAGTACCTAAAATAGTAGCAACCTTTACTTTATTCATTAAGGACTGTTTATCATCCTCTTTTCGTACAACTACTTCAGTGAGATTACAGAACTGTTTGCTTCTAAGAATTATCTCAGAACAAGGGTTCGTACCAAAATCATAGTTAGAATCTCTCCTACCATATTTATCAGCCTGTTTCTGGGCAGCTACACGGTTAAAGATCCCACGTTCTCCTGACTTGGATTCATATAAGGAAAGCCATTCCCTCATAAAAATTCCTACATCTGGCTTTTCTGTATAGCAGACAGAGTTGTTAGATAGAGCACGTTGAGGTTCAAAGTCGTACCAGTTTCCTCCTTTTGCGGATCTCATTCTAGCATCTGTTAAGTTAGATAGGGATAACAGTGCAGATCTACGAACTCCTCCTACTACTACAACCTCTGCTATCTTACAGACTATATCGTGACATTCTAAAGAGTTAAGTTTTCTTCCAGCAGAACTTTTAAACTTATTAACTGTAAAATTAAATAGATCTTCCAGAGGTTCTGGCCCCGAAGCCCTTCCTCCAAAAGTTTTAAGTTTAGCTCCTGCTGGTCTGATATTACTCATGTCCCACTTGGGTATCTGTCCTGCGTACAAAAGGTTAATCAACTCTTTGTAAGCTGAGTGCCATCCTTCCTTACTATCTCTTACGATCACTGTAGTATCTGTATTTTGAAATTCTTCAGCTACTTTAGGTAATTGCCCTATAGAATTTCTCTCTACAGAAAAGCCTACGCCTGTTCCATGCATAAGTATATATAAAATATCATCAAAAGCTCTTGGGCTGTCCACAGCTACATAAGAACAGTTATAACCAGCTATGTTATTTCTTTCTAAAGCTGCTCCTGCTGTCATCATAGCTCTCATAGAGGGCATAACAGACATTGAAACTATAGACTTATACAGAAGATTTTTATCCTCTTGCTTTAGTGCGTACCCAACATACTCTTTTAAATGATATTCATAATAATCAACAAGCCTAGTTACAGTTTCTTCCCAAGTTTCCCTGCGTTGTAACTCGTCATTCCATCTAGCGTATCTAGAAGTATGAATAAATCTTTGGTAGTCAGAGATCATTTTTTAGCCTTTGTAGTTACAGGTTCATGTTCAGTCTTAGCTACTTCACTCAGAATACTTATAAGAGTAGCTGACTCTTTGAAGGGTTTATTCTGTAAATAAGCTAAAAGTGTATTGACCTGTTTTACTGTAATTAAATACTGTTTTTCCACTATTCTATCCTTTCATTTTTGTAACATTTCCTGACATATCAGGATTGGGTGATTTTTCATCTATCAGTCGAGTAAGATACCACCTAGCTTTTTTTAAATCGTTTAATTCTTCCCCCTTGTACTTATGTCTAACTACATATTTCAAAATATTACCTACCAAATAGCCATGAAACATAGAACTATCCATACTATTTTTAATAATATCTATAGTTTCTATAGAACTGAAATTATAGTGAGGGGGGTTATTAACTTTATCTACCATCAATTCAATTTTTTCTTATCAAAGAGGACAATATTATCACCCTTCTTTTTAAGAGCTTTTCTCATCTTATTTTTTTTCTCTTCTTCTTCCTGCTCCTTTGCAACTTCCTGTTCATATAATTCTTCCAAAAGAATAGCATGACCAGTGTCAACAACATAGGAAGTTTCTTCAAATAAAATATGTTGCAACCCTGCACACATTACATGAAGCTGCTCTGACTCTTCATCGTCTTTAGTAGTATCCAAAATTCTAACATTAACATTGCCATCATCGAACTGGTCAAATATAAAATATACTCTATTAGGTAAAGAATGTTCATACTCTGCTGACATTCTTTTTTTTAACTCTTTTTCACTATACTCCATCTAACCAATCCTTCGGTATCACCCTATCAGCGTACAAAAAAGAGTGACGATCACACCACTTAGCATACGTTGTAAGACTTCCTTTGTAAAGTTTTTTCTTGGAATTTATAAATACAAATCTAATATCTATATCAGGGTGTTGTTTTTTTATATACAGATGTTTAACTCTGTCTGGTGTGGTTAACCTTCCTTTTGTTTCTATATAGAATCCGTAGTCTTTTAAATAAAAATCAGGACAGTACGTTTTTGGATCTACAATAAATTCTATCTTATCCTTTTCATACTCATACTCGATATTATTTTTATTTAAATATCTAGCAAAGTCTAGCTCAAACCCACTTCTAAATCGGTGCTTCTTTTTTATCATTATAAAATCCTTTCGGAGAGTACCTATCTTTTAAATTCTGCACAGATTTAAACAGGTAATCCAC